GTAAATATAAAAAAAATCGTATAAATAATATTATTATGATTTCTAAATAATATTATCGAATGGCTAAATGAACCGGATTATTTCTTCGCCAATTTTGCTAAATCGGCGTGGACCTGCAACGCCTTCTTATCTTCCTTTTGTGTCTTGGACGCCATCTCGCCAATCTTAAGTTCGTCGCGCTTATCCGCCATAGCGCCGATCTGTTTCTTGTTCCCGTAGGACATACTGCCGATTGATTTCATGTTTGTAGCTTTGTTTTATAATTAATACATATATTTTATTCTTCTAAACTTTCAGTTAATACTGGCGATGGAATTACCTTAATTTGTTCGGGGTAGGCAGATATGTACTTTTCATCGGTGGTTGAAACAAGTGGGATATCTTCGGGGTTAATATAATCGTGCTGTAACATAGCGACTGCCTGCTCGTATGCTTCGCGCTGGTTAATCCACATCCAAGCTACGAGGTTCAGGGTCAGGCGATCGCTGTCGGGATTTTGAGCTATCAGTTTGTCTAAAAGAGCGTTTTCTTCGGGGGTCTCGCAATACATATTGTCGGGTTGTTGTTATATTAATGCGAGATTATTATTCTTTCTTTTTCAACACTAACTTTGGTTTTTTCTTTTGTGATAACTCGCCTAAAGAAAGTCCGCCGCCGACTTGCGGGAGTGCCGCTGCACCGCCTCCAGCCGCCATAGCCCGAATGGTTGATGACGGATCTGCGCCTGCTTGCTGTGCCTGACTATATATCTGCTGCGCCCGTCCTGATGCTCTTGATGTAGCTGATGCGAAACTTGCACCGCTACTAACTGACCTTGCTGCGCCAAGCCCCGACAATTGCGCTAAACTTTGTGCGCGGGTTTGTTCTTGTTGTAATTGCTTCGCTTCCTTGCGCCGCTGCGCCGCTGCCGCTCGTGTCGCCTTCTTCTCTTCTTCGCTTTTACCCGGTCTGCCCGGTCCCATTTTTTTACTTGGTATGACCGGGTTGCTTACGCTTTGAATATACTGACCCGCTAAATGCTCTCCTAACCCAGACGCTTCTTGTTCCATTATGTCTGCTGCCGACTGCTGGGCTTGCGACACAGATGACGCTCGTGATGACGCTGTTTCGTATGCTGGCTCTCCACCGCTTTCACTACCCCGCATTGATGATCTACCTGCGAATGAAGGCGCTGATGGCGCTCTCCCCATATATGATGGCGCTTGTGATGGTAACGACATTGAGGGCAATCCTCTTCGCTCCTGCTCTTGTATTTGTTTTTGTATATCTTGAAAGAATTGGGCGTTAAATGCGCCTGCTCCTTGTTGCGTCATCGACAATTGTAAGTTTCTAATCTCTCCTGCCTGTTGTTTGGTAGTCGCCTGTAATGTAGCGAGTTCCTTCTGGGTTTCGGGTTTATCTTGTTGTGGAGCAGCTGCGGGAACTTGTATAATTGTTGTTTGCGCTGCCGCCTGTGGGACGATACCTTGTAGCGGTGATGGGACTGCCGCTGATGTTGTAGTTTTCTTCGCTCGCGGTGCTCGTGGTTTTGGTATACCTGCAGGCTGCGGTGGTGCTGGTGGTGGTGCTGCCGCTGCTTGGAATTGTTGTGCCGCCGTCGGTGCTTGACCTATACCAGTTCCACTTCCCGAGAGATATTTTAATAATGCTTGAACGCTTTTAGGCAGGGGTGCTCCGCCTTTCGGTTTTCGAGGTGCTCGCTTCTTTATTTTACGCTTCGCCATTTTAATATTAATATATTATATTATTATAATAATACAATAATATAAATGCCGCTTAAATTGAAAAAGGTTTCTAAATATGTTAATAGCCTAATAAAATCAAAGAAAGGATACGACTTTCCAGAGTGGAACCTTACCAAAGAGAATAGCTTTTGGTTTGCTTTATTATGTGGGGTTCGTGGGGCAGGTAAAACAAATGCGATGCTTCAAATCCTTAACATTGAAAAGAAGGGTATGCTAACTGATGATAATATCGTTTATTGGGTTTCGCCTACCCACGACGCCAAAGTTGCAGAGTTCGCCGACAAATATCCCGATAATATGAAGTTCTACGATGAGTTGAATATCAAAGTCTTCACCGAGATTATAGATGAGATCCGCGAACGGACCGAAGAATGGAAGCAGACCAAGTTTATATTTGACTTGTTCGAGAGATATTTAAAAGATGGACAGGATAAACTCGGCGAGGACGAAATCGAGATTCTAATGAAATCGGGAATACTTGACGATGATGTAGATGTTAAGACGATGATTGATGAGTTCAATTTCCATCACCCACCACGAGCAAGTTTGGTGCTTGATGATAGCATGGGCTCGCCCTTGATTTCATCCAGCAATTCAAAACAGGGCAAGGAATTTACGCGCTGGGCTATCAGGCATCGCCACGATTTTACCAATCTGTTTATCCTCACGCAACATTTCAAGGGGATTAGCAAGCCACTACGCACGAATGCAAACGCCGTGCTATTGTTCCCCAGCAAAGACCGGGCAACCAGCAAATCGATCTTCGATGAGTTCTCGTCGGTGTTTGGTGGTAAAATGGAAAACTATCTCGAATGTTTGGATATGCTTGATGGCGAGAAAGTTGGTTCTTTCTTATTTATTTATTACGATAAAGATAAGTTCCTTCGGCTGGGCTTCAACCAAGATGTTACATTCGAAAAAGGCGAAGTTAAACAAGAATTACTTATTTAGGAATAGTTATTTAAAATTATAATCTCTCGAATATGTATATACAAATGCCGGAACTATCAGCAAAAACTTTACAAACATACCGCTCAACCATCAACGCCGTTTATCGTGGGATTGGCTTGGCGGGCACCGCGCCCACCGACTCGGGCGCTTGGATAAAAACAAATCTCTCGGCGATTATGAAAATGATTGATGAAACGGAGAGCAAACAGACCGCTAAAAACCGATGCGTGATCTTGAAAGTGTGGGCGGATATGTTTGACCTGCCCGAAGCCGTGATTAAAGTCATTGAGAAGAAAATGTATGAACTCGTAGATGAAGTCAATTCCTCATACGCTACAAATAAGATGAGCGATAAGATTGCCGAGAACTGGGCTTCTCTCGACGACTTGAAAGAGAAAGTAGAATATCTCAAACAAAAACTACCCGAGCCCAAGTATATCGATACCTACAAGGAGTATATCGCCTTGATGCGCTACTTGTGTTTGCTTATCCATATCCACTTGCCCCTACGCAATGACCTCGCCGATGCAAGGTTGATGGAAGCGCTCCCCCACGAAGACGACATCGACGGCAACAGCAACTACATTATAATCAATCGGCGATCGCTCAAAGGGCAGATTCACCTATACGCATACAAGACGCGTGGCTCCTACGGAGTTAAGGTGCTGGATATCCCGAGAGAAGTTGTTGCAGAAATCGTATATTATTGGGGTGCTATCAAGCACGAAGCATATACCAAGAACTCCTGGTTCATTATCAAGAATGGGGTTGATGAACCCATTAGCCGAGTTACATATACTAAAATGTTAAACGCCATATTCAGCAAAGACGATATTAAGGTCTCATCTACTCAAATCCGCCGTGCAGTTGTAACAGAGGTATATGCACCCGACCCGGAGGAGTACAAGAAGAAGCAGGACCTCGCGAATGTGATGGGACATAGCTCGGCAACTGCAGCGCTCGTATACGCGAAGGTTGTGCCGAAGGACAAAAAGGAAAAGAAATAAAATAAAACATTTAGGAAAACTATTGGTTTAAAAATATAATCTTTTGGTATAATATAAAAGATTATAATGGTGATATCTCAAAGTGAAAAAGAAGTATTGCTTCAAAGATTAGAAAAGGCTCGTATCGCCAAGCAGGCAAAAGCAGCCGAAGCCAAGAAGGCGAAGGAGGCTGCCGCACCCGCACCCGCACCCGCACCCGCACCCGCACCTGAACCCGAGCCCGCACCTGTCGCCGTCGAGGAGAAGCCTCCCGCCAGCGAACCTATCGATATACCTGCCGTCCCCGATCTCGTCAAGGCTGCAAAGAAACCAGCCAAGAAAGTATGCCTGCCCGTCGAAAGCGACGACAGCGAAGAGGAGGTTGTTATGCCTAAAAAAGTAAAGGGAAAAGCAGGAGCTAAAAAAGAAGTTCCGTATATGAAGATAAAGTTATACAAGGAACCCAGCAATCCCGCCGCATTCCAACAAATGCTCGAGAGCATCAATGATCCGCAATACGAGGAGGAGGAAGAGCAATCGCCACCTCCCGCGCCGTTTGTTAAAGGTCCGCGTGTGCTCCAGAAGGTAGGAACCGCACCAAAGCGCGGGGCACAATCATCGCTTACGATGGAAGATGTGAAAGCCGCCGAGTTGCGCAGAATGGCGTTAGAAATATTTGGGTAATAGCAATATTACGGCTGGGTCGGCGGTTACCATATTATACATCGCTCGAAGCGTCCAATACCCAGTATAGTATACTATATATCCAGTAGCAGTTAAAACATAGGAAATCATAATTATATATACGCTATATAATTATGCTAAATACCGGCGACTTGTTTCGATCAAGTGACCTCGAGGTTATGAGCCTCGCGCGCTTCCGCTGCGCCACGCCGGTTGGTTTTTAGTTGCCGTTTAATGGGTGGAGGATTTATGCAACTTGTAGGCGTTTCTTTATACGCCCAATATATCTAAATATAATATTTTCATAATATAAAGATGGCTTTTTTTCATACTAAAACATTCCTAAAACACGATGACTATATGACGCCTAAAAGTGCGTGGTCTAATATACAACACATTATCCCAAAAGATAAAGTGATATGGGAACCCTTTTATGGTGATGGTAAGAGTGGCGAGTATTTGAAAGAGCTCGGTTATAATGTTATACACGAACCTATTGATTTCTTTGAAAATGATCGGGGCGACATCGTGGTCTCAAACCCGCCTTTCTCTAAATGTCCGGAAATATTAGAAAGATTGAAATCTCTCGACAAACCATTTATCCTAATTATGCCTTGCGCCAAATTAACAACCCGATATGTCGCTCGGCTGTTTGGTGGCGATAATGATTTACAGATTATCATACCTCGTAAGCGTATTCATTTTGTTAAACATATGGAGGGACAACCAGTCGAGGGTTGGAAAGATGCTTGCAACTTTGATTGTTTCTATTATTGTTACAAGATTGGTTTGCCTACCGCGATTACTTGGTTAGACAATTAGATTTACGAAGTTGAATATACTTTATAATCTCCTCCAGGAACTTCTTCTCGAATTCAATATTCTCTCGTTCATCCCTAAACATCTTCGCGGATTTTTCATATTCATCTTGGATTATTTTCGCCTGTTTGGATTGATCGATATCCTCCGCTTGGAATTCGTTCGCATATTTCGTTGCGTTCGCTATTTCGGCTTTAAGTCCTTTTAGTATATTCTTTACGCGCGACAACTTGAGTTGCGTGTTTCGGTGCTTTGTCTTGATGGTGACGATAAATGCATTGAGGACGCGTTCCTGTGCCTCCATATCCGCGCGAAGTTTCGCAGCATACTCTTCCACGCGTTTAGACGCTGTAGGTATCGTCTTCGCTGGCGCTGTCCTGGAAGACGGCGGTGATGGGACTATTTGGCGGAGGAGCTGGCGCTGGGTCTGGTATAGGTGCGGGTGCGGATGGGGCTGGTGGTGGTGGTGCGTTGCGTTCGTTAAGTTCTGTATCGGCAGGCTGTCTGCGCGGGCAGCACCAGCGATGCAAAACGCCAAGAGCATAAAACATCTAATATTCATATCGAGAGATTATAAATTGTATTAATATTTTATTATTTTCATTATATATAAGATGACCTGGAAAATAATAAAAACAAAAATAAAGATGTGGTGGAGGAGTTGGGATTTTATGAGTATGCCGACAAGTTACATCTAACGGCACCCAAAAGTTACCTTCGGTGGAAGTGCGGAAATGGTGATGTTAGGATTGGGGCATACAACCGGTAATACCTTCTTGGCGAGATCAATCGCAGGCTTAAGGTTGATGCGTTTGGCGTCGGGTGTAGTTTCAAAAGAGTCCATCGTTTATATTATTGAGCGATATTTTATTTCCTAAATAGTTCGTGATAGATTTGAATGTAATGTACCGGACAGCCGGGTTCGTTGATTTTGCCGAGTAGGAAGCGCTCGAGTTGCGTCATTGCTTCGTTTATTATATATTACTATTATTTATTTTTATTTGTTTTATTTAGGAAAAAAATTGACTTAAAAAAATATGTATATAGTATATAACAAGAAACAAACTACCCCCACCAACCTCACCACAAATGCAAGTTGAAACCAAGCCAGCAAAGAAGACCGCCGATATGGCGTCATATATGCGCGAGTATCGTTTAGCCAATATAGACAAGTGCAGAAAACAAGATCGCGACCAATACCATATATCCAAAAATAAAGAGTATATCCAAGCCCTCACACCCGAACAACTCGATAAATACAAAGATGATTTGAAAAATGTATGTAGCATCATCCGCGCCATCCATATCGCGAAAGAAAACTACCCCGAACTTTTAATGTCGATAATTTAGGAATTTCGATTTAGCGATTTATTTAGGAGAAAAAATTGATTCTTTTTTTATGTTAATATTTAACATAAAAAAAACTCACTTAAAGATTATTATCTAAAGATAGTATATACCAACGATATACGAAAATGCAACCCACCGCCGTTCCTACCTACAGAGGTTTCCTTAACGCCCGTAAACTCGAGATGAAGAAAGCTAAGGGAGAATTATCCCAGAAAGCACAAATGTATTTCAAAGATACAAACCGCCCCCACGCCAGCACTCAAAATGTATTAGTTTATAGGCTCGATAATACTGGGCTCGTGTGCTTTGATACAGACGATAAACTGAGCAATGATTATGTTATGTCTGTTATGGAAAAACACAGCGTCCCGGCAAACCGCAACAGATCAGTAAGTAATGTTTTTACCCCTACCGAAGGCGAGAACGCTCACAAGTTTCATTACTGGTTTAGAACTGAAAAAAAACTGGAAAAGAGAATACAAATCAACGGAACTAAATTGGATTTACTGACGAAGGAGATTGTATTTGAACCCATCGTAGAAGATCAATTCCAAATCGAAAACGCACCTTTGCTGACTGATGCGATTTATAATGAGATAATGAGATACGGCGGGGCAACGGCGCAACTCGCATTCCCCGTAGAGGCGGAGGAGGCGGACGAGGAAGAAGAAGCGGAGCAGGAGGCAGAGCCAGAGGCGGAGCAACCCGCGTCGCAAACGGAGACGGAAGCGCATGAGTTTATCGATACACACACCACAGAAAAAGACGCAAAGACATATACCTCGTGGAGAAACACTATGTTTAAAATTGCAAACAAGTACGGGAAGACCCCATTTGGATTACAGATCGCAAAATATTTCAGCCAAAAAGATAAGAAAAAATATGTCGAAAGTGATGTCGTATTGTTTTGGAATAATATCGATTTGTCGAAGGTTTCATACTGCGTATTCGGGCTTACTGAAATTGAAATGAAGATACGCAAGGAGGAAATCAAAAACGCACTATTCGAAAGCTTACGGCAGGAAAAGCTGGAGCAGAAAACGCAGAAGAAAATGCAACAGGAAGAAGAGAAACGCAAAAAATCCAAAAGCAGCGAAGAAAAAGACTTATCCAGTTACACCGAAGCATTCGAAGCAATGAAAGTAGAATTCGAGAAGGAAAATTTTAAGGTCGTCCAAAACTCGTGTTTCGTTCAAGAAACATTTGACGAAGAGAATAACCGCAAACTCATTCAACGCGGCACTACCGAATTAATGGTTGCTTTCTCGCATCTTCATCTAAAATATAAGGGTTGGGAGGAGGATAAGCAAGTAGAAAAAGTTCTTCCCTTCGTGCCGTTATGGATTAAATGCGAAAATATCCGCAGATATGACCGAATGGATTGCTTTCCTGATATGACGAAGTGCCCTGCAAACTGCTTTAACATCTGGACGCCTTTTGAAATGGAACGATATAATGATATGCCGTTGTTGGATAACGACGAGGTTCGCGAGGGTGTAGCCTTCCTCCGTCATCACTTATCTATTATGTGCGACCACCAACCCGATACTTTACTGGAGTTCGAGAAATGGATCGCCCAGATGATTCAGTTCCCAGATACAAAAACACATATGCCTATCTTCCAGAGCGACGAGGGTTCAGGCAAGGGCTCATTCGTGCAACTGCTTCGCAAAATACTCGGAGCATCAAAGGTAAGCCTCACCGCCAACCCAGAAGAATATGTTTGGGGTCGATTTAATAATATGATGGAAACTACCTTCGTCGTGTTCTTTGACGAAATAAGTAAGCAGATGACCGGAAGTGGAATTGATAAGATAAAGAATCTCATCACCGAGCCAACTATCCAGATCCAGCATAAAGGCAAAGGTGCGTATGAAATGAAATCATTCCACCGCTTCGCGGGTCTCACGAACGCTTGGGACGGCGGTATGACTATCAACAAGGGTACGCGTCGTTTCCTCATGTGCAAAATGAGCGACGAGAAAAAGGGCGTGATGGAATACTGGGCACGATTTTACTCCTTACTGGAGAACCTCGATGTCCTGCGTGGGTTCTACAATTACTATAAGACAATGGAAGTAACAAGATCTCTGCCTCCACCTAAAATGACGGAGTTCGCTTTGGAGCTTCAAAAATTATCCGTTGATGTTCCTACGCTGTGGGTGAAAGACTTGGTTGCCGACGCAAAGCTTAACAAATCAACTTACCTCGCCAACAACAAAAAAGAATACAGGATTGTTGAGGATAAATATGTTATTGAACTATCTGGTAAGCGTTCGTGTGAACTACTAATGGAGTGGTGCAAGGACAACGGATATTCCAAATACGAAACCTCCCCGATCAAACTCGGGGTGTTTCTCAAGACGAAGAAATGGGCTGGACTCATCAAGGGGCGTGCGTTAGCTTTTGGCGATACTCGATATTACATCGTGGAAGAACTGATGGAGGAATTAAAGGATTAGTTTCCCGTTAGTGGGTAGTGGGGAGTGGATAGTTGTTTTTAACTCCATCTATTATATTTTTTATATTTTTTATAAAAAATATTTTTATATAATATTTTATAAACCATATTATTATTTTTTTGAAAAATGATGTTGGATTTTTGTGGCTGGGTTTTTACCACTATCCACTACCCACTATCCACTACTTTTATTATTAGTTAATAAATAATAATAAAAGAAAAAGAAGAAGAGCAAAGCAGAGCGGCAGCGAAGCAGATATATCGAACAACCTATTCCCGGTCAAGGATCCGCAATATCTTCTTTTTCAAGCCTTTATAATAATCCTCCTGTTTCACGGATAAGTTGCGTTTGCATCGCATATTTTCCAAAAAAGTAATGTGCCTCTCCTCGAGTATTCCTCGCACCCTAATATACAATAGTAGATTTTTTCCAATCTTCGTATCGTCAGGATTTCGTTTCAATTCTACCAAATTGGTAATTACAGGTTGGTATAAAGAAGCGTGTGGGAAGTTATGGATCTTACAAATACAATCACTACCAACGACAAGCTCATTGTTATTCTCTCGGTTACGGATTGTGATAAGTTGTTTTATAGGGTGAGTGCATATACATTCATAATCCTCGTCATCATCAGCATAATCAATATTCACCTCCTCCCACTCGCTACAAGCCTCAAAATAAGTTTGAGCGACACTATGTTTTATAATCTCCCGTTTAAAGATTTCAAAATACGACATTATTATTTAGTATTCAAATATATAATTACTAAATATTATTATTTCTTTAAGTCAAAATATTCCCCATTAATATATTATATTCACCACAATAATTCGCGACTAAGCATATTCGCTGACCATTTATCCTCTCGCCAATCGCCCTTGATGCCGGCACTACGAGCCAGGTACCTCTCCCGCTTCGCCTCGTCAGCATGTTTGGTAAAGTCGGCGAGTGTAGAACCGATATGAACCGCGCGACCGCGTACACCACCAGCAGCAGCAACGCGGATCAGGTATTTTTTATCTGGGCGTGGCGATGGCTCGATAGTTGCTTTTGCAGCGCCGCGATACTTTTCAAAGCGGCGCTTGACCTCTTCTGGGTTTGATATTTTAATAAGTTCGTTTAATTTCATTCTTATTAAAATATGGTAATATTTTTTTAGTTCCTAAATGCGTTATAGTTCATCAAGTCCTTAATGCGGTCTTCGGCGGTTTGCGCAATAATATCTCGCTCAATGGCGAAGGTAAATGATATCTCGGCGTTGTTTACGAACTTGATAATGCGTCCCTTGCTGTCGGTCAGGTAAAGCCGAAACTCGTCGAAGTTATTTGTGATCTGCTGCTGGTATATCTCGTAAGTCATCGGCTCGAATACAAATGTGCTACCCATATCGACATCGAGGTCGAAAGTAAAGAGAATATCGGTGAGGGACAGAGGACGCAAGCCGGGATTCGTTTCGTTGGTAAATCCTCCGTTGCTGGAATATCCCCTCTTGGTGAAATGGCGTCCAGCGACATTTGAGCGAACCTGAACTTGCTGAATCGTCTTAATATCCACAACCTTCGGGGTTTGCAAACCAGCGGCTCTGCTCGCATACGGCAATTTGAAAGCACCGAAAACATTCGCGACGGGTTGAGCGACACCACCGATTAATGCAGGTCCGGTTCCTCCCTGAATAGCGGAGAAGGTCATACCGAAGATACGAGACGAATCTATTTGCTGGCTAACCCTCACACTAAAGAACTGGGAATAAAAGCGTAGCTCAATGCTGCCGCCGGCAGGGTTAGCGGTGGCGTATGCTATAGTCAATCTGCCGTTACCATCGATCGCGGTATTGGTCCAGACGATATTGGTAGCACCACCCACAGCCCACCAACCGATAGTGGAAGCATTCAAGGCGGCGGTAATCGCCGCGCCGAGCTCAGCAGCGTTATACATACCTTCCGCGATTTCTACTTCGGGGAAGGTTGCTGGCGTCCAATCGGCAGGAACAGCGGGGTTAACGGCATTCTCGCGAGTGTTGGCGACGCCGCCGATGGTCTGGGAAAGCGACTTACCATCGCTCGACAAAATACGGATTCTGTTGTTATTGAAGTTGGGAGAGATGTTGTAGTAGTATAAATCACCATAAAGAGCGATAGGAGTTATGGTAGTGAATGTTGCATCTTTGGCGGAGCTCACATTCGTCATCGCGGCGTTGTTAAAAGTGATCCGCATGTTGCCCGGATTAAAATCAGGCGTATCATAATCATTTGAATCTGCCGATGTGAAACTAATGAAGTGCTTGGTTGTGCGAACGATTGTCTGCGACGGGTCTTGCCTATCTCGATGAAGCATTTAACGATGTTTAGGTTATATATATAACTACAATAATAAAAAAAAAGATAAACAGCGATATATTAAATATACGATTATTTTAATATCTGTCTAAATATATATTATAATATGTCGGGTAAAGCCAATAATGCCGGAATCTATAACTTCGATAATCTAAATGCACAAACGCTATATATCAAAGGCAAGCGTTTCGAGGATTACATAAATGAACTTGTCTTCGAGGATCAGCTGGAGCAAAGTGAAATTAACGAAATCAAACTCCTACTGGAGTATCTTGATACTACGGGATTGAATAGCGCATGGACCGTCACGAATTCAAATGTGAATGAAACGCTTCGCGCCAGCATCACCGCACTACAAACCAAGCTGGCGAATATTGATACCACCGCCCTTACTGAAACCAGCGTCTTAAATAATGATAACCGAAACTCGGTATTAAAAACCCGCCTTGATACAGCGGAGGGCGATATTGATGGCGTTGAAACTAAAACCCGCTTCATTGTCGAAGCGAGTGTAACGGGAACGGGTGATAATACATTTTCCAATTACAGGACAAGAGTAGGACCTGCTGATGGTGTAGAAAAGGGTTCCGCTTTGGTTGAACTAAACATGAAAAATGCCCCTTCGGGGGAACTCATCGGTTATACAATCAAATCCAATTTTAACAATGACTCTTATGGTGATAACGAATCAATTTACTCTCATCGCGACGGAAGATTGACGCTGTTAGCGCACACGATGCGAATGCAAGCGACGGAGCAAATCCGGATAGGAAACTTCACTCAATACAGCGATGGAGTAGCATCAACGGCGATCAATATCGGTGGGAGAGGTCAGTATGTAAATATCGGGTGCATAGATTCACTCACCTCAACGGGAGTTCAAACCGCTATTCAAATCGGTCAGCGGTCAGACTCAGCACAAAACACCAGTACACGCCTCTCTGGTAATATGTATTTAAGCGATGCTCGATTTGAAGACCTCACGAAAAGCACCCCTTTTACCGTTGCTTCTGTTGTAGCATTAATGTCTTCCGGTCCGCCGTCGTGGGTGCTCGGCTTCTTTTCTGGTGCGACAAGTTTTCCGTATAGCGATGTATGGTGTATGAAGGGCGGGTTTGCAGGGAACAAGAATGGAGATGTTGAAACAAGAAACGGTATAATGTTAGAAGAGTTATATGTTGTAAATAAATCTGTTTTAAACATTACACCGAAAATTGGGTTCTTTTTGGCGAAGGCTGATTACTCGTGCACCCAACTCATCGGCGACCACCGCACACAAGTATTCGAAGGCGAAATAGTTTTGCGTAATAATAATATTACGAGTTCTTCGGTTGATTGGGCTTTGAGCGGAGCCGACGATAAATGTAATGTTGTTAATATTGGCGGTGATAGCGGTATTCTTATCCATCAGGGCGCGAGTGACGACGGCGCAACCCTACGAATCATTAATTCGTGCAATGGATCTATTAAGTTGGGGCTTGAAGAAACCGGAACGAAAGGTTCGGCTAAACCAGCATTAGAGGTGATGCCCTACGATAATGATGGGACTTTTCAAACGATGACTCGTATTGGTTTTTATCCTGGACTATTTCAGGGAACAGGAAAGGTTGGCTCATATCAACTGGAAGTAAACCAAGAATTGGACCGCGATGGTATTGCGGTCGCAACAACCGACATTATAACAGGAGTCACAGTTGTAAATAAAATTAACGCCAACAGCATAAACACGCCCGGAACCATCACGGGTATTGATGTGGTTGGAACCACCAGCATCAGCGCCCCCACCGCAACCGCGACCTCGCTCGTCATCAACGGAAATTACACGGGAAATACCGATGCTCGGCTCTACAAGAATGCCGATAATAAACTCATGTGGAATGGCGCGGAAGTGGGTGCGGGTGGCGTGTCGTCCGGCGGTATAACCTACATGATAAATGTCGCATCAAACATAACCAACCCAAACCCTACACCGACCGAAACAATTATGACGGCGGCATATTCAGGCAACGCCCAACGCACCATAACGCAGGCAATCACCACCAACGCCGCATTCTATATCGCCAAATACACAACCGAAGTGTTCGACGAGGTGACTAACCCAGTCCTGACGGGACTGCAACAACTCAACCAATATCTCGTGTGGAACTCCCAGAATCAGGTAGGGCAACTCTACGGACAGCTTTGGTTTCAGGCAACGGCAATTGGTTTTGGTGTGCTGTATCAACGAACCTACGCTTCGCCAGTCACGACCACAGCAGCAACCTTTATAAACGGAACGCCAATCCCCACGCCGAAGGGATTGTATAATATCAAGTTTCAGCGTGTCCTGTTTCCAAATATAAATGTCGTCGTAACATCGGGACCGGTAGTATTGCGTTATCGTGTAGAAGGGTTAGTATCGGGCTCTTGGACTACTCTTTATAGTATGGTTGGTTTAGTTCCTCCATCAGTCAGCAGCACCACCAGCAATCTCACCATTTCATTAGACGAAAGTGTTACACTGAACCAAACAACGCCAGGAGCGACGGCGGTTCGTCTCGTTCTTTTTATTGGTAGCGGCACGGGCACAATCTCGCAAACCAGCGCAGGAGGCGCAGACCTCGCAGCGTATAGTCTCATCGGTCTCGGGGTAAATACACCCGCTTTATTCCGCACGATATTATATGATGGAACTAACGCCAAGATTACTATCCCGTATAGCACGATCCCGACGCTTGTTGAATATGACCTCGCCATTGATGCGCCCTATAATGTCTCGGCGTTCGCATCGCCAACGCTTTCCACAGATCTATATTTTATCCAAGCTGCGGGCGGGTTCGCCAATCACGCCATCGCGCTATACTTCAACGAAGGCAGCATCTCGCACTACCATAGCACAATCTCACCGACCCAAACGATACCGACACTCGCGCAGGTTCTCAACTCGGGTGCAACCGCAAGCCAGCCAATCAATATGAATACAAATAAAATATCAGGCATTACGAGTTTGGAAGGGTCGAGCAACGGCAACTGGAATGTGAAGGAAATAACAGCGGCACAGGGAAGCGGTATCAGCGTTACGCCTACAAATGGGAGCTACGCAATCGCAAATGCCGGCATTATCAGTATCACTTCAGGAACAGGTATTTCAGTAAGCACAACAAACGGGGTCGCCGTAGTCACGAATACAGGCACAGGAACGGCGTCCGTATTAGAGAATATACGGGACGAACATCAATCATTATACGAGGTTGGTACACTTCCGCGAAAGCCTGATTATTGGGCGACGAATTGGAGCGTAGCCGACAGCACAGCGCGAAGCCACCAAGATATATATGTTTCGGTTGATGGTAAAATAATAGCAACTGCATCTGGGGCGGGATTTACTATACGATATTCTACAAACTACGGAACAACTTGGAACGATGGAAATGTAAGCGCGAGTGGTTTAACTTGGTCTTCAATTTGCGGAACATCAAACGGGTCTAAACTATTCGCATTCGGCAGGTTTATCGCACAAAATCAAGCCCAGTCGTTATTATTATATTCCAGCATAGATCAAGGAGCAACATGGACGCAAGTAACATCTTCGGCATTTACAGGTCTCTCATCGGTAAATCGTGTTAGATGTAGCGGAGACGGAAAATATATATTAGCGAATATTACAAATGTAGGAACACAAGGGCGTTCTTTATTTTCGAGCGACGGCGGAGCAACTTGGGTTGTGAAAAACATCAGTGCAGGTCTGGCGTCAGGTTACACAAACGGCGTAGCTATGTCTCGTAGCGGAGCCGTTCAATTTATTACTTGGATTAATGATACTGGGACTCTTAGTAAAATATTTCGTTCTATTGATTACGGAGCCACTTGGAGTGAAGTGTCCGCTCATTTATCAGGAGGTAACTGGACCCATATTGAATGTGATGCTACTGGTCGTTTCGTTTATGCTACTCGGTATGTTAATATCAGCACCCCAATTGTGGAAAATCGGCGTAGTGATAATTATGGAATGGATTGGTATGGAGGAGGTTTAAATGGTGTTGAAGATATATGGGTTTCAGGGACAGGTCAATTTGTCGCAGGAGTTTCAAATCCGCAGGGATCAGGAATATCATATTTCGTTTATTCCACCGATTATGGACGCTCTTTTCTTAGTGTTGGGAATCCCGCTTCTTCCGTAAATAATACATACAGGACGATAAACGGAAGCGCTGATGGTTCAATTCTGGTGCTTGGGTCTGTTAATTTTACGGAAGGCGGTTTTGCGGGTGATGGTAAAATCCGTATAGCACGAGAAGGACAGCAAAATATACAGGACTTCCAAGTTACAGGTGGGGGGACAATATCAAAAGCCAATGGTATTTATAGTTTGAATATCCCTTCGTCTCTGGCGTCAGAACAGCTATGGTTTAGGGGCATTGCAAATATCAACTCAGGTACTTATAGTCTTGACTGGACGACCAGAATAGACCTAACTCAATACGATATCAGATATAAAATCGATATAAATTATGACTACTTAGTATCACAAAGCACAAATCCAGCCTTTATTGAATTGGGGCTGAACTCTGTTAGGGGGTCTTCTATTGGTGCGGGTTCATCAATGTTCCAGCGACCAGTCGTAACAAATTGGACGAATACTATTATTCAAGGTACCCCTGGATTTTCAGATGCATTCAACCAAACATATCGGCATCGTTTTTATTGCGGCTATCGTCCTCCCTCCACTTGGGGGACCGATTATAGAAATAGGCAATATTTAAGCGGCGAACTATCTATGAACCGAAGAGCAACAGCAGACCCATTTATTTCACCAGATCATAGTGTTAATTCATATGAAATATTAAATAAATTTACAAGCGACCATTATATTCTGGTTAAAAACCAATTCAATAATACCGAGCATTATATTTACACGCCTGATTTTTCAGAAGTAAATAACCAGCATCAAAGGATACACGGATCGGCATTGTGGAATCCGTCGGCTGGTAGTCAATGGGCTAATAATCTTGCGATAGGTATTAATAATATAACTTTGTATTTTTCAGATGTAAACAACCAAAGTGTTTATTATGCAAGACCAGCGGAAATACAATATAGTATTTATAGGGTGAATAAAGGAGTAGTTAATTCAATATGAAATAATATAATATATAAATTATATATAGTATAACAATATGAGTAATTGGAAAGCATGTATTCCCGCAAATCCCAAATATGAAGGCGCACTTAATACTTTCTGGGTGACGAATGTGAGCGTAGTCCCGCACGAAGGCGCAAGTATTCGGGTTCAGGTTCATTATCAAAACGGCGCATTAGCCAATGAGTTCATCACGATTGGGGGCGATGAGTATAAAGAATGGGCGGCGGATGATAATTGGATTTATCAAAAAGTAGCGACGAAGTTGGCGTTGGGGGTTTTAGCAGATTCGTTGGATGCGAGTGGTAACCTGGTGCAATATATCCCCGCGCCAGCCGTCGCCATCGACGACAACCGGAGTGTACATAACGAGGCGGACATCCAGCGGATCCAAACACTACAAGAACAACTCGACGCGCAGGCGGCAAAACTTAAGACTATAACAGACCTACTATTTAAAAATGGGACACTTTAGAAACAAAAGAATCCGGATTACAAAAATATAATATTATATATTATTATAATCATACTACTATGGAAGCTACTGCTGGTATTTACGCGATTGGATCAGCTGTCGGCGCGATGGCTGGCTCCCCCGCATCTTCTTTTTTTGCTTCGTGGTTAGGAAACAAATGGGCGAAGTATCGTCTTCGTAAGCGTCTCTCGGCGCTTATAATGTTACGCGGTGTCTCGACCCTTTGTTCCAAACTCACGACTGCCGATGTCCTCTTCTTGGATGTCGATAAGTTATTTCAAACTTTAAATGTCCCGCTCGATGCAGCCGCCGATGCATCAGCACAACGCAACCCCGTCGATGTGTTGCTCTCGTATCCCGTGATCCGTAGCCACATCGTTAATGTAGCCAGCGTATACAAGGGTCGCATCGTTCTCGTCAGCAAATCTCTCGAGCTTCTCCACGCTCTCCCCGTGAAGGATGAGGCAATAACATTCGCAGCATTCTCCCGCAGCTGCGAAGAGAACATCAAAGTAATCTACCCCAATGAGGCAGAGGCTCACGCCGGCGAGGTTGAGAAATATCGCGTGATGAGACAGCTGCCCGAGACCCAGATGTTCGTGAGCGATTCTCTCGCCGAGTTGTATAAGAAGACGGAGGAAAGATACGGCGTCAAGCGCGTTCAATTATAATAACAATCCTAAATATTTTGTGATGGTTTATCATCACAAAATAAATCAGTCAATCCAGGCAATAAATCCTTACCATATATGCTCTCAACCCTTAATTTAAACCAATATTAACCATTTAGGCATAATTAGATTGATTTTTAAACCATTTACCCCCTAATAAAGGTAATAAAATCGATTTTATTACCACTTTAAGTGCCCTATTGGTTTAAATATTAAACAAAATGAGCTATTTTAGGCATTATTAGTTTAATTTAAGTGTTGAGAGCATATATGGTAAGGATTTATTGGGTATAATGGTGGTTTATTTTGTGAAGAGTTATCATCACAAAATATTTTAGGATTGTTGGAATGTTCTTACCTATTTGCGTCTGGCTGGTTTCATCACTTCGGCGGCAGCAACATTATAACCATCTTCCAGGTCATACATTCGGTCCAACTTCTCGAGAACATCACCACCTTCATTATGCAGTTCGGTAAACTGGTTGGGGCGATATACTATTCCATCGGGGCGGTAATGGTTAAACGATCTGGACGCGTCTTGAGTTGCGGTTAGGAAGCGGTCATACTGGAAAGCGAACGACTGCTTAATATCCTCACGAACTCTTGGTTTGTATAAAGCAGTAGCGTCGGGAGATTCATCGGTTTCTTGGAGACCATAAAAGAGTTTGGGTTTGGGAGCTGACTTATTAGCGTCTTGCTTGGAGCGCAACACGAAGGGGCTGAACTCGTAATTCTTCGGGAGACCGGGCATTATTATTTATACTATAATGCGATATAATAAATAATAATAATGGGCGTTATTATTTATTGCTAAATGGGTTATACTGATTTAAGCCTCAACGGAAACGGAAGAGTTGGCGGGGTTGAAGACGAGGCAAGAAGTGCAGAACTGGGCGATGAGGACATTGGTGCCGAAGTTGGTGGAGTTGAATATGATCTCGCTCGATTGCCCGTTTGTGCTGATGCCCGTCATCACTCCATCTTTATACCCTTCTGCATTAAGGGATAGCTTCTGGAAGTAGATGAAGTTGTTGGCGAGGAAGTGAGCGCGACGATATTCAAAGGTGCTATCATCGCTGGCGGAGGCAAAAAGGAGAGCGGTGCTGTCGCGGTTCATGCCGTGCAATCCGTTCATCGTGATATCAGCGACCTCGAATGCGTTCTCGATCTGGGTCTTAGGGTAGACATCTTGACCGATTTGCCATTGGGCGCGAAGAGTATTGGCGGAAGCCAAGTTGCGACCAGAATCATACTTGAACTTGATGGGATCACTTGCACCAAGAGCAGCAACAGCGGGGGTGCTATAGTTGGCGCTAAGAGCAACAGCCATAACAGCGTCCAAGCAGTTAGTATTAACATTGGTGCGCACGCTGCCGGTGTTGGTAGCAACAAAGGTGCGGACATCCTGGTAAGGCAGGCGGATAGGAGCATCAGTAGCAGAGAGCCTGGACGAGAGCAGGGAAATATAAAGGGGGCTGACGGATTGGAGAACATCGACGCTCGCCCTCATGTTAGCAACGCTAAAAGTAGCAGCGAGAGCCTGCGCGTCAGTTCCAGTTCCACCGGCAACCTTTCGGCACTTCAACATACCAGCATCGCCAAGCTGAACCTCAACCTCAACCTGACCCCAGAGAGACTGGTCGATAATGTTCTTGGAACGGGGGAGACCCAAGAAGTCATCATAGGTCATATGGGCGGACTTGGTGGTCGCGCCTGACTGAGCTGCTAAAGTCTGGTAAGCAGCACACTCATCGGTAGAAAGAACAGCCTCGATGGCGTTCTTGTTGAGACGAGACAAGAGCCATTCACTCGAGCCGCTGGCTTTCACGAGAGCGTGGTAGAGAAAATCCATGTGTTGATTCAAAGAACCGCTTGCAGCGACACCAGAAACATAAAACACGACACGCTTAAAGTGTTTCCAAGAAGCGGGCATAACCGCGTTGGTGCCGTTGGCGCCATCGATAAGTCCATTGATGGAGGCGGTGTAATACAAAGACAAACTGCCTAAATCAACGATCGAGCGAGAAGGCAAAACAAAGCGAAAAGAATCGCCATAAGTTCCGCTATCAGTTCCAGCAGGGCGGATATTAGAAACACGGACGACGCGAGCAACAGAGGCAGAAGCGCCATACTGAAGTTGTTTGGGAATAGAGTCGGCGGACATTGGAGATTATATTATAAGATATGTAAATATAAAAAAAATCGTATAAATAATATTATTATGATTTCTAAATAATATTATCGAATGGCTAAATGAACCGGATTATTTCTTCGCCAATTTTGCTAAATCGGCGTGGACCTGCAACGCCTTCT